CTGGTTAGAGCCTTCTTTCCAATCTAACCAAAACAACAGACAAGTTGTAAAAATCAAACCACCCATCGTAATATGGTAGTAAGCGATGTGGAACAAACTACCTCCACTTGGCTGTATGTGGAGTATAAACGGTCCAAACTTGTGAATGACTACAATTAGACTTATTTTGGACGCGGGTTCGATTCCCGCCATCTCCACCAAATTATGAGAAAAAAAATGAATAAATATATACAAAACATACGAAATCGTATACAATATTATAAAGCGCCTGAAACTTATTACTTAAATGAAAATATAGATTGCGATGTGACTGAGGAAATCGAAAGGGCGTTGTGGAAACTAAAAGACGATTTAGATCTTCCAACCGAAGAAATTAAAATGGCTGTAGACAGCCGCAAAAAACTAAAAGGAGAAAAAAAATGACAAAACCATTTGAAACAATTGCAACTTGGTTTTCGGGTACCCATGAACAACTCATGGGACTTCTAAAAACCAATAAGCATACAGCCGTAGCCACAGCAAACAGTAATATTAATTTAGATAATTTTACTGTAGCTGAGCTTAAGGCTATAGCTAAAGAAAGAGGCCTTAAGGGGTACTCCTCACTAAATAAATCAGATCTTGTGCAATTTATTGATGACAATGCGTAATGCAAGCATAGTTATTATATAATGCAGGAGTGATATGGGATGAAAATTCGAATTGCCTTTTATAAGGGCAAGGGAAACTGGAAAAATAATGTTATTCGCTGGTGGACAGAAAGTCCGTATAGTCATGTCGAGCTTATAATGCCTGACAACTATACTTGGATAAGCATAAGTCCTCTATTGACCTCAACTGTTTCTTCTAGAATCAAAACAGATTTTGATTTGGAAAAGTGGGAGTTTATAAAATTTGATATAACTCAAAACCAGCACAATATTTTACTAGAATTTTTTGAAGATACTAAGGATTGTAAATATGATTGGATTGGAATGATTTGTTCACAACTACTACCATTTCATATAAAAAGAAAAAATAAATGGTACTGTAGTGAATGGATCGCATATGCCCTGCGCATAGCCAACATTATAGATTGGAGAACAATAAAGATATATGATCGTTGTGACTTATCTCCAGGAGTATTACACAATATCATAAATCAGGAAAAAGAAATAAATTTAAACAAAACACTTGACACAGCCCCATAAAGTTGCTATACTAATATAGTCGACGGGGTGTATCCCAGCCGTCTTATAAACGGTGCGTTAAACTTGGGTAACTGGTGCATGCGGGTTCAAGTCCCGTCGCCCCTACCATATTTAAGCTCCGATAGCTCAGCTGGATAGAGCATCGGCCTTCTAAGCCGAGGGTCGCAGGTTCGAACCCTGCTCGGAGTACCATTGAACAAAATAGGAAAATTATATGGAAGAAAATCACTGGCTTAAAGCCTCAACAGAGAGCGAAGAAGAAACAACTTCGTCGAGCGAAGAAAATAATGTAGTATCTAGCATAAATAACAATATTTATTTCTATTCTGAAGTAAGTCGACCAAAAAACCTAGAATTAAACAAAAAGCTTGTCACCATGGGTACATCATTAATCAATCGAAGCAATTCACTGGGTATTGAACAAACGGTCCCAATCAATCTTCATATTAATAGCTATGGTGGAAGTCTTTTCGCCGGTTTCTCATCGGTTGATTATGTACTAAATTGCCCCGTGCCCGTGCACTCCATTATTGATGGCTGTGCAGCCTCAGCCGCTACACTCTTCAGTGTGGTCGCCACGAAAAGATATATACATAAACATTCTTTTATGTTAATACATCAGTTATCCTCTGGCATGTGGGGAAATTATGAGTCATTGAAAGATCAAATGGAGAACAATGATTTGTTGATGGAAACACTTAGAAATATCTACACTGAAAATACAAAAATTCCTAAAAGGATTTTGAATCAGTTGCTTAAAAAAGATTTGTGGTTCGACGCCGAGACTTGTTTAAAGTATGGATTAATTGATGAGATCATCTGAAGATAGAGTTGTCAATGTGACAATTTTTGTATTTGCGGCCGTAGCATTGGCCCTATTTATATTAAATAACTTTGTAGATATTGGATGTCTACAAAATTGCATGTAAAGGAAAAAAAGAATTGGGATACCACTATGGGGATTTTATGGTAAAAAGAGATGAGGTTATGATATCGGGAGGGTTTGATCCAATTCATATTGGACATATCCGTATGATTAGAGAAGCGTCACAGAAGGGCCGACTCATTGTTGTTGTCAATTCTGATGATTGGCTGCAGCGCAAAAAAGGATATGTTTTTATGCCGTTTCGTGAGCGCGCTGAGCTAATACGGTCCATCAAGGGCGTATATACGGTTACTTCTGTTAATGATGACGACGGCACCGTCTGCGAAGCTTTGAAGAAGTTCAAACCAACATACTTTGCAAATGGCGGAGATCGAACTTCGGAAAACACCCCAGAAATGCAAGTATGCGAAGATTTAAATATTGAGATGATTTGGAATGTCGGCGGCGGAAAGATTCAAAGCAGCAGTGAACTAGTCGACAAAAAAAATACGGTAGACGAGATGAAAACGAGAAGTGAAATACAACAACTAGATCTATTTGATCTAAAAGCTTAAAAAGGAGAAAAAATGGCTACAACACTAAAAGAGGTTACTGTCTTAATTGAACAGCAACAACAAGAAATTTCTAGACTGCAAGGTCGAGTTAGCAATTTGGTTGATCAACTGCATACGCAGAAAAATGAACTAGATAGTTTTAAAACTAAAGTTGCAACTGATATGCAATCTGTTTCTGAGAATGTGCGCGCAAATATGATCCCCAGATTGTAGGCGATAGCTGTCCCCTGTACAGCCGCGGCTTAGCTAAGCCGCATAGGGTATGCAGGCCATCATGAAGGTTGTTAGCAACCTGCGAACTGGTGCTGGGGGGACCGCGCATTCTATATTATAATGAAATACAAAATAGACGATATAGTACTGGTTAAATCAGGTGTAGGAGAAACGATTCCCAATATCCATGTCAGGTTGCTTGAGAGGGTTATTATAAAACCTCGTAAGGGGAATAACATGGATTGGCCTGGGTACTCTGGCTGGGAAGCTACTCCGGTATATCAAGAAGAAATCGATATATTAAGAAAAAAATGGAGTATTCCTTTAAAAACACCCGGAAAAGACTTGACTTTTGTGTACGACCGGGATATAATAAAGAAAAAGGAGTGATGTATGTACAACTTAGGCTATGCATGTATTAATATGGGTTTTTCCAATCGCCCAAAAAAAGATCGGATTACTACCAACCGAACCATGATCAAACGAACCTTTCACGAAAAAGGTATCGAATATGCAGCGGAGCTAGCATTGCAAAATGTACGCGACCTATATAAAATCCTAGAATGGAACCGGGAAAATAATATCTATTTTTACCGTTTGAGCGGTGATATCATGCCATGGGCATCCGAATATAATATGGAGGATCTCCCCAATTATGATCTTATTCTAGCTGCATGTCTTAAGGCTGGCAATTATGCGCGTAAGCATAATATCAGGCTAACTTCCCACCCCGGCCCGTTCAATAAGTTGGCTTCACCAAAAGAGCGTGTCTTTCAACTTACAGCTACAGATCTCAAAGTACATGCTGATTTGTTTGATATGATAGGCTTGCGCCGTTCACCATATGCCAAACTCAATATTCATGTCGGCGCCGCATATAATGACAAACCCTTTGCGCTTGATAACTTTTGCCGCAATTTCGAGCGCTTGCCCGAATCTGTGCAATCTCGTTTAACTGTCGAAAACGATGACAAAGCTTCTCTGTATTCCACGAAAGAATTATATGATGGGGTGTATAAGCGCATTGGCATTCCCATTGTGTTTGATTATCATCACCATATGTTACACCCAGGCGGCCAAACAGAACAAGAAGCTTTAGAATTAGCTTTGTCAACTTGGCCGGCACATATTACACCAGTTGTACATTATGCTGAATCCCGCTCAGTTGAACACAATAATCCAAAAATTAAGCCACAAGCACATTC